AGAAGAGTTAAAGAAGCTACGCCGAGACTATATACTTAGAGACCTTGATCGTCTCAAGAGTGCCAAGAGAACCGAGCAGGAACACCTACACGAACTTTAAAAGGTTTTAAAAATGAAAGAGATATTTTATAGCAACCTACGGGTAGCCTTATTTGACATTATTCCAACCGAAGAGATCCCAAAGGTTATGGACATTGTTACTCAGCAGCTTGGGCAATACGACTTAACATTAAAACCTCATGAAGTCGTAGTATATGACCAAGGGGACGGAGATATGGTTAAACGTTTTTTCATAGCTAAGGCAACAGAGGGTCTCTCTGATAATTCCCTGCGCACATACAAGGATGTGTTGGCCCGAACTTTTAATCTTATAGGCAAGCATATAAAGGATATTACAACGGACGATATAAGGCTCTTATTGGCTCAGATGAGACTCAAAGGAGATAGTGCGACCTATCAGAATTTAGTTAGACGCACATTGAATACATTTTTTGGATGGCTTGCCAAAGAGGATTTTATTCAATCAAACCCAATGCTAAGAATAGCATGTATTCGAGAACCTAAAAAACTCAAAAAACCTTTTTCTGAAGATGAATTAGAGAGACTTAGGTTTAACGCTGGTAGTCTCCGCAATCAATGTATTGTTGAGTTCTTATATTCTACTGGTTGTAGAATATCAGAGATGCTCAACTTAAATCGGGAGGATGTAAATCTCATTGACAACGAAGTTATGGTATTAGGCAAAGGAAAAAAATATCGAATGGCTTATTTTTCTCCCAGATGCAAGGCATTGCTCCAGACTTATTTAAATACTCGAAAAGATGACAATAAGGCTTTATTTGTAACTGATTATAGCGACTGGAAAGGAAACGCCGATTGGTTAAAGGGAAAGGATGGTTTAAGAATTGAGTCCTCGGGTGTTCGTGTTATGTTAAAAAACATAGGAAAAAAGGCGGATGTCTCTGACGTACATCCACATAGGTTTCGCAGAACAGCTGCTACCCTTGCTTTAAAGCGTGGTATGAAAATTACCGACGTTCAGAAATTATTAGGACATACAGACATTAAAACAACAACTATTTATGCAATCTCAACAGATGAAGAAGTCAAGCGTGAACACGAAAAGTATCTTGTCTGATATTAACGACATACTCGGCATCGCAGATTCCTATCAAGCTCCTGATAGGATGCTTCAAATTGTTTTGCAGGAGGATAAAAAAGAGCGTAATAAAATTTATCTATCACTTGCTGATTATTTCAAAAACGACTACTCAAAAGATTGGTTCTGGGAGTATTTTCAAGAGGAACATGCTGATAGGCATCAAAATAAGCAAGATTTTACACCTCCATCAATCGCCAGTCTGATACATAAGGTCCTTCATGGTGGCTTCCATAAGGAAAAGACAGACCACACAGAAGTTACTTATGATCCGGCGGCAGGTACGGGACAATTACTAATTCGGGACTGGTATCTCACAAGACAGAATTATATGCCTTGGAACTATAAGCCAAGCGAGCACTTGGTGGTATGTAGCGAATTGAGTGTTAAGACTATTCCATTTTTGCTTTTCAATTTATCTGTAAGAGGCATCTGTGGACTGGTCTTTCACATGAATACCATGACTGGAGAATTAGTTAATAATTACATATTGAGTAATCCTCAAAATTCTACTATTTGCTTTTCTGATGTAATTGCTATGCCAGAATTAGAAGCACCTAAAACCGAAGAGCAAATCAAGGATTTAATACCCACTCAATTAAAACTGTTTGAATAATGGAGTCTGGTGTTTTATACTTTCCTCCCGAAAGGAGTTACAGGAACATGGTGACAGGGCGTTATTTACCAGGTCATATTCCTCATAATAAAGGAAAGAGTTGGTCTGATTATACAAGTAAACGCGCCCAACAGCAGATGCGAAAAGGATGGAAAAACCTTCAGAAATATCGTGCTAAAAAACGTCCTGATACATCCAAAAGATGCAGCAAACGCATTATTGCTATTCTTCCAAATAATCGCTGGCTTACGTTTCCAAACAGTCAGTCAGCAGGCCTTTTTATAGACATAGACAGTTCACTTGTAAGACGCTGTTGTCGTTTGAATGATGGTCCCCAAAAAAATGATAACCACAAATGTAAAGGAATCAGATTTTATTGGGAGATCTCTTCAAATTGGATAAATAAAATAGAAAGCTATTGAGATTTTATAGTAAATGAAAAATATGTTTACCCCTGCATCACTTTCGGGGTATAGTAAAACGGAACTATGAAACAGAAAGAACCTGAACTTAAGCTCACTCCCGAGGAGGAGAGAGTTCTTAGAGGATGCACCTTCAGTGCCGGGACTGCTTTGGTATTTGTCCTGGTCATTTTGCTTGCCTTCCTGCTGCACAGCTGTAAGACCGTCTATGTGGATAGGCCGTACCCTGTGCCGGAAGTGCATACGGAGCACCACTACCATACGGACTCAGTTAATCACACGGACAGCGTGATTGATCATCAGACTACCATCATCCGGGAGGTTGACAGTGCCACCATGGCACAGTATGGCATCCGCCTGGCTCAAGCCGAGAAGGCATGGCTGGTCCAAAGTGACAAGCTCTACAAGGAGATTGAGCGGCTGCGTGAGAGTAAACGTGACTCAGTGTTCATCCATGACTCCATCCCGGTGCCCTATCCCGTGCCGGAACCCTATCCGGTCCCAGCTGAGCTGACCGCCTGGCAGAAGTTCCGCATGAACCTGGGAGGCATCGCCTTCTGGCTGTTGATCATCGGTGCTGGCATCGGCCTCTTCAAGACTCGCACCAAGTGGCTGCCTTGGTTGCTCAAACTGATAGGCAAGCTATGAGAGGCATCCTACGTAACCCGCTGGACCGTCAGTTCGGTGTGATCCTGTGCCCGGATGCCTGGCAGGAAGAGGAGGAGGTCATCATGGCAGCCGATGACAACCTGATCCGTAAGGTCAACCCTCACGTAGGTACGACCATCCAGTCAGACTTCTATGCCGGTGAGCTGGCCAAGGCCCGTCAGAACCCCGACTACCGCCGGGAGGTCATGACCAAGCTGTTCAACGTGTTCCAGTCTGAGCGCACAGTGAGCTGGCTGCAACCCCGTGACATCCGACCGCTTCAGATCCAGGGCCGCATAGATGAGTTCAAAGCCGCTGCCGGGTGGATCGTGTTCTGTGGCATGGACTTCAGCCAGGGCACTGACCTCCACACCATCAGCTATCTGGCTATCAATACCAGTCCCGAATGGGAAGGTCCCAGGTTCTTTGCTGACTTTGATGCCTGGGTGAGTGAAGAGACGCTCCAGGCAATCAGCATCCGTCCCATGTATGAGCAGTGGATAGAGCAGGGCAACCTCCATGTCTGCGAGGGCAAAGTCTTTGAACCTTCACTGCTGACCGCCCGCATCATGGAGCTGACCAATGCCGGAGTCAACCTGGCTGGTTTCGGTTACGACCCCTACCAGTCCAAGCAGGTAGTCAATGACCTGGGTGCCTGGATCTACACCACGACCGGCATAGATCCCAAGGAGATCATCATTCCGGTACGCCAGAACTTTGCCAGCTACAACCCGGTGGTCGACGAGTTCACCTACATGGTACAGACCGAAGATCCGTGGATAAGGTTCAGCGACAATCCCATGTGGCCGTGGCTCTTTGGCAATGTAGCTCTGGCCGTCAGCACCGACGGCATGGAGAATAAGAAGCCGGTCAAGTCCGGCACCTCTGACAGTTGCAAGGTAGATCCTATCCAGGCACTCCTCTCAGCTCTTATGGTCTATGACTTGTTCAATGGTAAAGTTGTGCAAGATTAGGTTGATATTGTTTGTCTCCCAGGCTCACGATGGAGCATACTTGGGAGATCTGAAGGGAGCGGTGACGCTCCCTTTTTTGTTTGGTAAACTCAAAACACTGTCCCGCCCGCCTCTTAAAAGACTACAAGATTTCAAGACATAGACATGGAGTATTTAGATTCATTCATCCGTCTGATCGAACTATTATGCGCCGGCGGATTAGTGTTTATCCTTACGCTCAGATGGCAGCGTAGGAAGGCAATGGCAGAGGCTAAGAAGGCCGAAGCCGAAGCCAAGAGTGCGGATGCTGAGGCCAACAGTGCCGAGGCCAGTGCGGCGAAAGAGTTGCAGGATGTCTATCAACAGCTCATCAATGACATCAAGACCGACCGCGAAGAGCAGAAGGCTTACATCAATGAGCTGAAGGATGATCGCCAACATCTACGAAAAGAGAACAGCGATCTGAGAGAGCGACAAGAACAAACTGATGAGACCGTGCGACAACTACAACGTGAAGTCGCTCGCAATGGTCGGTTGGTAGAGTCTATGCGCCCTTTTTTATGCGGAAACACCGGCTGCCAGGTTCGTCAGCTGATCTCCATCGCCGAAAGCGGCGACGTGCGTCAGACCAAGAACCGCAGCAAGAAGGATGAAGGTGACTATAACAAAAAAGAGAAGTAGCCATGGAACTCTACAAGAATGGCTCCCGTGGTGAGATGGTCAAGCAGATCCAGAAGGCTCTGCATCTGTACCCGGATGGTATCTACGGTCCCATGACCGAAGCAGCTGTCCGTGAGTTCCAGCTGCAACATAACCTCAAGCCCGACGGCATAGTCGGCCCGGCTACTCTGGCCAAGCTCATCCCCCAGCGTCTCAAGAAGAGCCGACGCACCATCACAGAGATCATCATCCACTGTAGTGCCACACCTGAAGGTAAAGACTACACTGTTGACATCATCCGCACCTGGCATCTGGCCCGTGGCTTTAGTGACATCGGCTATCACTATGTCATCTACCGTGACGGCACCATTCACAATGGCCGTGACGTGGATGTGATAGGTGCTCACTGTGAGAACCACAATGCACACTCCATCGGCATCTGCTACATAGGTGGCTGTGACTCTACCGGCAAGAAAGCCAAAGACACCCGCACTATCGAGCAGAAGATCGCGCTGCGTACCCTGCTCCAGGATCTCCGCAAGCTCTATCCAAAAGCCCGCATCCTGGGCCACCGTGATACCGGAGCACCCAAGGAATGTCCCAGCTTCAACGCCAAAAAGGAATACTACAATCTGTAAACCTACGGCACCTATGTGCCGGATAATCAGAAAGAAACAAAAACGAGATATATTATGGACAATTTTCTTACCCGATGGGCCAAGTCACGCCGTGAGCAGACGCTTACTCCCGGTGTGCCCTCGACCACTGACCCCAACGCCAAGGAGAACCAGCCACCCAAGGGTGCCAACTGGGAGGCTAACGTAGTGCAGCCATTTGGCCGCCGCTCCCTCCTGGTTCCCGCATGGTACCGTGGTGTGACGCTGCTCATGCAGACCATGGGTCAGATGGTAACCCAGTGGCAGAAGATGAACGGTGAGGGCGGCAACTTTATCGAGGACCGCTACGGCATAGGCCGTCGCATCAACTACCTCCTCCAGATACGTCCCAACCCGCTCATGACGGCCAGCCAGATGCAGGAGCAGATAGTCTACCGTCAGATCTACTGGGGTAACGCCTACATCTACATTGAGCGTAACGAGTACGGAGATCCCCTCTACCTGTGGCTCTGCACCGGTGGCGGCTATGATCCCATCACCAACACCTACTCGCTCACCTACAACCGTGAGCATGGTCCCGAAGTTCTCATGTCAGTACCCGCTCAGGATGTCATCCACTTCAAGAACGTGATCATGACCGACTCCATGTATATGGGTCTGCCGGTCATCGACTTCGCCTTCAAGGCTTTGAGCATAGCAGCCACTGCCGATGAACAGGCACTCCAGGATGTAGCCAAGGGCGGAAAGCATAAGGTCCTCATCCAGGAGCAGAAGTCACAGTCCGGTCAGATGGGTCTTCTGGGACGTGCAAACCAGACTGAACTCCGCAAAGCCACCCGTCAGTTCGCTGAGGACTGGCAAGCCAATGACGTGGTGATGCTGGATAACGTGGCCGATGCCAAGGTCATCAGCCAGACCGCCCAGCAGCTCCAGCTCCTTGAGCAGCGCGGCTTCGAGGTCTCTGACCTGGCCCGTATTCTGGGAATACCCAGGATCATGATGATGGAAGATGCCGGAAGTTCATACAAGATGCCGGAACATGCCACCCAGGAGTTCCTGCTTCGTACCATACAACCCCGCATCCGTGAGTGGGAGGATGAGCTCAACTCCAAGCTGCTGCGTGAGGAGGACTTCGGTCGCCGTCGCATCCATGTCTGTGAGCTCGCACTCCGCCGTCTGGATGCCAAGGGTCAGGCCGAGATCGACAAGCTCCACATGGAGACCGGCTGGTCAGTCAATGAGATCCGCTCCCAGTATGACCTCCCGAACATCGAAGGTGGTGACCTGCACTACATATCAACCAACCTGGCAGAGCTGGGCAGCGATAAGCTCCGCTCACCCGGTGCCCCTGCACCTGCTCCGGCACCTGCCGCACCTAAATCCTCACAGCGTGAGGAAGGAGTTGAGGAATGAAATGGCTAACACTTGACTACATCAAGCAGCACTCACGTATCGAGTACGACTGCGAGGATGAGCTGCTGACTCTCTATGGTGAGGCAGCCGAAGAGACCATCCTAAACATCTGCTCTCGCACCTATGAGGACCTCAAGGGTGACAATACCGATGTGCCCTCCGCCATCATCCAGGCTTCCCTCATGCTGGTGGATCTAAGCTATCAGCAGCGCAGCCCGGTGAGCCCCGTCAGCATGTACGCAGTGCCGTACACCTTTGACCTGCTCATCAAGCCCTACATGAAACTAACACCTGATGAGGAGTAAGCTATGGCATACAGCACAGGAATAATGAACCGCCGCGTGGCCATCATGACACGCTCTACCTCCGACACCGGCTCTTTTGGCCGTAACAGTGCCGGTCAGAGCTACGCCTATGCCGCCACCGTCTGGGCCGCCGTGGATTTCAACCGTGGCACCAAGGCTATGCGCGAAGGGGCTTATGACGGCTATGACCGTGTTATGTTCCGGATGCGTTGGAACTCCACCGTAGATCGCAGCTCCATGCTGGTATGGGACGGACGTACCTATCAGATTGAGTCCTTCAATGCTGACAAGTATCAGAACACCATCCAGATCACCGCTGTCGAGACTCCGGGCAAGGACCTTACCTCTCTGCTTCCCACACCCGACCCGGAACCTACACCGACTCCAGATCCGGAACCGACTCCCGATCCTGAGCCGATCCCGGAACCCGAGCCGGATGATAACACCGAGCAATCCTCAACTGATTGACAATAAACACTATTCACCAAAAATTTGATAACAACAATGGAAGATCTTATTCTTACCCAGACAGGAGCAGAAATTCAGGCAATCTTGAACAAGCTCCAGCCCATGGTAGACAACAACACCATGGCTTCTCTCGGTTTCGGTTACGGAACCTGCACCACCGCCGGTGGTACTGCTGCTAAGGAGGCATCTGTGTCCAACTACCTGCTTGTCCCAGGTGCACATGTCAGCATCCTCTTCACCAACGCCTTCACCGCTACCAGCCCCACACTGAACATCAACAGCAAGGGTGCCAAGCCCATCAAGCTGTTCGGCTCAGCCATCGCCCCCGGTAAGGTTCGTGCTAACACCGTCCTCACCATGGTATATGACGGTACCAACTACAACGTAGTGGCCATCGAATCACAGGCTCCCATGAGCACCGCCGGTGCTGTGGATCTGGGACTGCCCAGCGGTCTGCTTTGGTGCGAGCACAACGTAGGTGCTTCACGCCCCGAGGAGTTCGGTCTGTACTTCAGCTGGGGTAATGTCACCGGTCATGCTGAGGGCTCCGGTTATGACTTCAGCCAGACCAACTATGACGCATCTGCCGGTGCTGCTCTGACAGGCAACATCACCGTGGATGACACCTATGACATGGCACACCACAACATGGGTGGTCTGTGGAGACTGCCTCGCCCCGCAGAGTTCTCAGAGTTGAATTCTAACTGCGATCACGTCTGGATTGACGAGGATGGCGTTCAGGGTATGAGGTTCACCTCCCGTATCAATGGCAACGCTATTTTCTTCCCTGCTGCCGGGCTCTACGACGGTACGACGCTCAACTACCGTGGCACGCGCGGGTACTTCTGGTCTTCGGGGTTCCTCTCGGCTTCCAATGCCTACAGCCTGTACTTCAGTTCCACGAATGTCTATCCGCAGAACGACTACAGTCGCAGTCTCGGCTTTCCGGTCCGTGCGGTTCAGTAACTTGTCTCGTCTACCGGTTACCCAATGACATGCAACCTCATTCTTATGACTTGCCACGAACCAGCCGCACCCCAGTGCGGCGTGGCAAGTCGGTAAGAATGATACCCTCTCACAGATATGGCAAGGATTTCAGAGATACTCGACATAGAGAAACAGCGCACCGAGAAGGAGGAGTGGAACGTCATCCATCTTTTCAAGGAGGGTGGCTTCTACCGTGCGTATGAATGGAGCGCATGGCTCATCGTGACAATGGCGTACAATGACGAGGTGCGCCAGCAGACCGGTGACCGTAAGCCGCTCAACGTGACACACAAACGGTCACGTAACAGCGACGAGACCTTTGTCTTCGTCGGGTTCCCTCTCAAGTCCGCCGAGAAATTTATTCCGCAGCGCACCAGCTTCGAGACCATCAGCGACACCCAGATTGACATCACCATTGAGCTGACGTGGGATGATGACCTCTCCTACGACTCACTCAATGAGGCCTTCCTCAAATGGAAGGAAGGGCAACCCATCCAGGAACCTAAGCAGAGACGTGAGGACGGACCGGTAACCACCGGCACGGCCCAGCACTCTACGCTCACCGGTATCATGAGTGAGATCCTGGCATGGCCGCTGGAGCAGAAGACTCTCATCGAGAACACAGCTTATCTGAGCTCTCTCAAGCAACGGCTCGCTGCACTGATTTAGTATTAACATCAACCGGTTCTAAGACGAGACAAGTTCATAGGTTGTCCGTCCTGTGGCCGTGGGCCATGGGAAAAAGTCAAGACACCTGACGGCTTCCATCCGGATTCCATCACTTGGTCGTAACAGGTGACAACCGCACTGCAAATTGGATTTTCTTCCCTGCTGCCGGGAACTACGACGGTACGACGCTCAACAACCGTGGCACGAACGGGAACTACTGGTCTTCGGGGTTCAACTCGGCTTCCAATGCCTACAACCTGAACTTCAATTCCACGAATGTCAATCCGCAGAACAACAACAATCGCAGGAACGGCTTTACGGTCCGGGCGGTTCAGCACTTATCAGAAATTCTTAGCAACCAATAGACAAAGCACTGTAATGGACAGGAAGGGATATAGTTTGAAACGTGAGCAGCTGCTGATGGATCTCTATGTAGCTTTCGATGATGCACGCCGCCATAAGGCAAAGATGTCTTATGTCATGCAGTGGGAGAAGCATCTCAAGCAGAACATGGATGAGCTGGCCGATGATCTGTTCTCACGTCGCTATACGGCCCGACCGTCCAAGTGCTTTCGTCATAGACTATCCCAAGAAGAGAGAAGTCTTCGCTGCGCTGTTTAGAGACCGCATCGTCCATCATCTCTACTTCAACTACACCCACACGCTCTTTGAACGTACTTTCATCCAGGATTCCTACAGCTGCATCAAAGGCCGTGGCACGCACTACGGCATCCAGCGTCTGGCCATGCACATCCGACAGGAGAGTCAGAACTGGACAGTCCCCTGCTACGCCATGAACCTTGACATCCGGGGCTACTTCATGCACATTCAGCGTGACCGTCTGCTCCGGATCGCCACCAGCACCATCCGTAAGATGGCCGACCACCGTATCAGCTGCCACTCCCCTGAGACATGGGGCGACAAGATTGACATCGACTTCATCTGCTGGCTTACCGAGCAGATCGTGATGCTCGATCCCAAGACCAGCTGTGAGATCATCGGCTTCAAGGAAGACTGGATAGGAATGGACCCAGGCAAGTCGCTGTTCCATACACCTGACGGCTGCGGCCTTCCTATCGGTAACCTCACCAGCCAGCTCTTCAGCAACGTCTACCTCAATGAGTTTGACCAGTTCATGAAGCGCACGCTGGGTGCCAGGCATTATGGCCGCTACGTCGATGACTCCTATGTCATCAGTTCTGACCGTGACTGGCTGCTGGCCATAGTGCCGGAGATCCGCCGGTTCCTCCAGGAACATTTGGGACTGGAGCTTCACATGGGTAAGCTGCATGTCCGTGACATCCGTGAAGGTGTGGAGTTCCTCGGTGCTTTCGTCAAGCCCTGGCGTATCTACGTCAGCAACAAGACTCTGGCACGCATACGTAAGAACCTTCGTGCGCTGGATCTGCGTGACGTGGATCATGTGAGCAACTCGGTCAACAGTTACCTGGGCGTGCTCTCACATAACGCCACCTACAACCTGCGCTGTAATCTGTTCCTGGATAACGACATAAGCCGGTTGCTGGAGTATGATCCTCACATCCTGAAGAGTAAACCCGCATCCGACAAGCAACATAGTAATAGACAACATTTTAATTGGAAAAAGATATGAACAAGACTTTTGGACTCAAGAGTGACTTCGCCCTCGTCAAGGAGGATGCAAGTCGTGTGATCATCGGCTACGGTATGACTCCCGATGCTGACGGCATACATGCCACATGGAAAGAGATTGACTTCTACAAGAAGCAGGGTAAGCCCGGACTCGGTGCCATCAAGGAAGCCGTCAAGGCTGACATCAACGCCGCTACCGATGAGCGTATCATCAAGGGCTTCGTGTGGAACGGCATACCCGTATGGCTCTCCGAGGAGAACCAGCGTAACTTCAGCGAGGCTCAGCGCATCGCAGCTGTAAGCCCCGAGGCTATCCTCCCGGTTAAGTTCAAGCTGGGTGAGGATGAGAACGGAGATCCTGTCTATCACACCTTCGAGACCGCCGAGGAGCTGACCGGCTTCTATCTGGCCGCCGTGGCATACGTCAACCAGCAGCTCGCTGCCGGATGGGACGAGAAGGATGCCATCGACTGGAGTGAGTATGAGCAGGCCCTTGCTGGCGAGGCTCCCAAGAAAGGTAAGAAATCCTCAAAGTAAACCACTATGGCAACAGTAAAGGGCCAGAATTTAAGACTGTTCATCGGAGGAGTAGTTGTGGCCGCATCCAAACAGTGTGACCTCAATCTTCGACTGGATGTCCAGGAGAGCAGCACCAAAGACGATACCGGAGACTGGGCCAATCAGATGGTAGTCCGTCTGGGATGGGAGCTGCGTGCCAACGGTGTGGTCACTGTCGATCCCGATCGTAATGACCCCGCCTCTCTGCTCAACCGTATCGGTGACACCGTACAGGTAGAGCTCGCTTTAGCCAGTGGTGAGAAAAACAGCGTGAAGGGTGACATCATGCTCGCCGGTCAGGCCATCATCTCTGACGTGAGCATCACCGCCACCAACCGTGAGGAGAGCGTCTACCAGGTGACACTGACCGGTCAGAGTAACATGCTCTTCCCTCTGTCAGTTCTCTGCTCGGGCGATCCCTACCGCCTCGTTACCGCTGACGAGAAGCGTATCATCGTAGATCCGGACTGATATGAAAAAGACAGTAGCCATCATCAACTATAACACCCCGGAACTCACCGAGGCAGCCATCCTCTCCCTGCGTAAGCAGTGCAAGGAAGACTATGCCGTCGTGGTGTTCGATAACAGCGACAAGCGTCCTTTCACCAAGAAGATGAAGGGCGTGCGTCGTATTGACAACACCAAGGGGCAGTTGGTTGATTTTGACGCTGAGCTGGGCAAGTACCCGGATAAGCAGATCGAGTACAACCGCATCGCCAACTGGGCCAGCGTCAAGCACATGCTCTCGGTCCAGAAGCTCTGGGAACTCATACCGGGTGGCTTCATCCTCCTGGAGTCCGATGTCCTGCTCAAGTGTGACATCGGCTTCCTCTGGGATGAGAAGTATGCAGCCTGTGGTCGAGTCCAGTTCTTTAAGGGCCGCCGCATCGAGCGTGACCGTCTGATCCCGTTCCTCTGCTACCTCAACGTCCCGCTGCTGGTAGCTAACGGTGCCCGCTACTTCGATCCCAAGCGCAGCTGGGGACTGATGAAGGATGACAGCAACCCCTGCAACTGGTATGACACCGGTGCGTGCGTGCTGGAAGACATCATCAACACCAAGCCCGCCCTGGTATGCCGTAACTATGACAATCTGGATCAGATGTTCGTGCATTTTGCAAACGGCTCATGGAGACGTAATGACAGGGACACACACCTGGAATGGCTGAGACAGAACAAAAAACTGTGGCAATGAGATACACCGTACTGACATACATCTTCGCCGGATATGAGATAGTCCAGGAGATCGAGATCAAAGATCCGGAGGCCGAGTACATACTCGTCACCGATGATCCCAACCTGAAGAGTGACACCTGGACCGTCATCCATGAGAACCTGCCCGGCCACTCTGCTTTCGGCAAGTGCTATGAAGTCCGGCACCATCCCTTCCGCTATGCCCATACTGATATAGTGGTTCGTGTGGACGGCAGCATCAAGATCACCGGCTCGCTCAAGCCCCTGGTCGATGAGTTTGAACGTGGTCGGTATGACCGCTGCCTGATGATACATCCCCACCGTAACACCATGCCCGAGGAGTATGACACCTGGGTGCGTTTCCGCCGCTATCCCCGCAGCCAGGTCACCCGCTGCCTGACCGCCATGAAGCTGGCCGGATATGACATGGAGTACCGTGGTCTGTACCAGGGCTGCTTTGAGATCCTGCGTAAGAACCAGATCAACCTGGACATCAATGACCAGACCTTCAGCACCCTGTGGATGCTGGGCGCACCCGGACAGATCGAACGCATAGACCAGACCGTCTGGAGCTTTGTCATCAACCGCTACTACCCGAACCTCAAGGTCATGCCGGTCTCTGAGAGTATCATCACAGCCAGCAGCGTGATGCAGTGGCGTAAGCACCGCACCACAATACCTGTTCCGGATGCCGAAGACAAGATCAAGCCCTATCTGTTCAACAGACCCTGCAAGATCTGGACGGTAAACCCAAAACCAGCTAATAACCGATAATAGATAACCAACTGAAATTATGGATGCAAATAAAACCGAAATCAGAACCCTGGAGTGCAAGCTGTCCGTCAGAGAAGCTGCACCCGATGCACAGGGCGAGTCTCGCACCATCACCGGCACAGCCATCGTGTTCAATGTTGAGAGCGAGATACTTGACGACTGGGGCTACCGCTTCAGAGAAGTCATCAAGCCCGAGGCATGCACCATGGAGTTCCTCAACTCCCAGGACATCAAGATGAACATGCTCCATGACCGTGACCTGACCATTGCACGCTGCAACCAGGGCCAGGGCTCTTTGCGTCTGAGCGTGGATGAGAAAGGTGTCAATTTTGAGTTCGAGGCACCCAAGTGTGACATCGGCGACCGCTGTCTTGAGATGGTGCGTCGCGGCGACTATTCAGGCTGTTCCTTTGAGTTCTGGCCCGAAGATTATGACGTAGAGGAGCGTGATGGAGGCAAGGATGTCAAGATCACACACCGTAAGTTCCGTGCCATCACTGCACTCACCATCGGAATGGACCCCGCCTACAAGCAGACCACCGTCAACGCCCGTGAGCTCTGGGAGAACACCCCCGGAGGCAAGGCCGCCAAGGAAGCTGCCGAGAAGGCACAGCGTGAGGCCGAGGAGGCCAAGCGCAAAGAGGAGGAAGCCAAACGTGAGCAGGAGGCTCAGGAGAAAGCTGAAGCCATGAAGCGCGAGTCGGCACGCCGTCTCCGCATTATGTCTGACATAAACGACCAAACTTTTTAATAACCACTTAAAACTGTTTTAAGAATGAAAAAATCATTTTCAGAACTCAGTCAGCAGCGTATGGCTGCTAACGAGAAACTTGGTGATCTCTATGAGGGTGCCAAGAACCGCGAGCTCAACGATGAGGAGAAGATCCGTGAGATCAACCTCACCCGTGAGATCCGCCAGTGCGAGGACGCTATGCGTGCTCTGAACCTCGAAGCCGACAACGCTAAGGTTGTTGCTCAGCGTGAGAAAGCCAACAAGGGTGCTCACCTCCGTGAGATCCTCGCTGACCTCCGTCAGGGTAAGGGTGAGCGTGAGATCACTCTCGCTCCTCCCACACTGGGTGCTACCCAGAACATCGAGGCATCAGGTGCTATCAACTTGACCATCCACGACATCATCCCGACACTCCATGAGGGTCTGGGACTGCCCGTAGGCCTCAACATCGTAACCGGTGTAACCGGCAACGAGGTATGGCCCGTCAGCGTCAATGACGTAGAGATGGAGGAGACCGGTGAGGTCACCGCCCTCAACGATCAGGTGCTGAACTTCGAGAAGATCGTACCCGTTTCACGTCGTATCGGTTTGACAGTTCCTGTCAGCAACCGTGCCATCGACAACGCCGCCTTCGACCTCATGGCCTTCGTGCAGACCAAGTTCACCATCGCTCTCAAGAAGTATCTGGCCAAGAAGATCTACTCAAAGGAGAACTGGTCAGGTAACAAGGGCCCGTTCGCTGGCCTGACTCCCGGCACCATCGAGCTGGGCACCGACGCTTACAAGAACATCCTGGCCAAGGTTGCCGAGTTCAGCAACAAGGGCTTCTTTGAGGGTAACGTATGCCTCTGCATGGACCGCGTAACCGAGGCCGAGCTCAAGGCTACCCCGAAGGTTGCAGGTGCTGCTGCCGGTTTCGTTATCGAGAACGGCAAGTGCGCTGGCTACGACTATGTTGTAAGCCACTACGTAGGAACCGAGTACGACTCAACAGGTGCTCTCGAGCCCAGCTCAGACCGCTTCATCGAGATCGGTTACTTCGAGTTCTTTGCTCTCCAGCTGCATGACGAGGTTCGTCTGACCATTGATGCTACTTCTCAGGCTGTTGCCAAGAAGAACATCACTGCCATCACCATGAACCTGGCATGCTCAATGACTGACTTGAGCAAGTACATCAACGGTGCCGACAATACCACACAGGCCTTCGGCATCTACAAGGTAACAGAGGACACTCCGACCACCGTCTAAGCCTCTCACAAGACACTTTCGGGATTCATAGTTCATTCCCGCCCCGGGTGAGGACGCTGAGGTAATAGCCAGCGCACCCAGGGTTCCCGGAAGGGTCAAGACAACTGATTTATAAACCCGTCACAGGAATAGCAATGTCACTGATAACCGACAAGGTATTTTACAACGCCCTCCTCAGCAGCAGCGAGCTGACCGCACTTGTAGGTGACCGCATCTACAACACCAGCATCGCCGTACCTGACGAAGACCTCCTTAACGAGCCCGTCCCCTACATCATCATCACCTTCGATGGTATGCAGAATGAGGGTCTCACCAAGGACAACTCTTTTGAGGGTGATACCGACAAGGTGCAGATCAGCATTGAGATCACCGCCGACAACCGGGAAGATCTGGGCACACTCGCCCAGGGAGTCCGTGATGCCGTGATAGCCTACTTCGAGGACACCGAAGGCCATACATCCGAGGATTATGACCTGGTTCCCCAGGACTACGTGCTCAGCTCCGGCCCGATACAGTATGATCCCATCAAGCCCTGCTACTATCAGACGCTGACCTACAACTGTGACACTAACCCCTAAGATAATATGGCAACAATTAAAGGACAGAACCTTCGCGTAATGGTCGGCCCAAGTAACAAGTGCATTGCAATGGCGACCAGCTGCACGTTCCATGTTAGCGCGGCTCTCTCCGATTCGTCCTGCAAGGATGATGCGGATGATTTTGCCCGCCAGGAAGTGACCGGTCTGAGCTGGGATGTTCAGACTGACTCACTGGTAACTCTGACCGATAACGGCTCCAACGGTGAGCTGGCTGTGGATCTGCTGGGTCTCATCATCAACAAGACTTTGGTGACTCTGACTTTCGACCAGACCGCAGGTACCAACAACCGCACAGGCCAGAACAGCAGCATCAAGAAGAGCGGCCAGGCCTACCTGACAGACTTCTCGATTTCTGCTCCCAACCGTCAGAACTCCACTCTCACCTGCCAGTTCACTGGCTCAGGTCCGCTCTCATAACGAGCACTCACCTCTGAAGCCCCGCCCTGCTTTCACACAGCGGGGCTTCTTTTACCAACCTAAAACGAATGAACTATGAACGCAAAGACAATCACCATCTGTGGCAAGGACGTGGAGATGCTCTACTGTGCCGCCACCGAGACCGGCTATGAGTCCATCTCCGGTCAGTCATGTGAGATCTTCATCCCCGAGATCAGCAAAGACAAGAAAGGCAAGGAACAGATCCGGATGCGTGCCACTACCCGTGACTACATCCAGCTGGCCGTCGCTGCTGTCATCGCTGCCTACACCCGTAAGGGAGAAGACGCACCCGTCACTGCCGATGACATCCTCTACAACGCCACCTCTCAAGAAGTCACAAAACTCATCACCACCGTCATCGAACTCCGCAATGCCTGGTACCAGGTACCATCCGTCATCAAGCCGGAGGATGACACCCAGAAAGACCAGAAAGAGGAGGGCGCGCAAAAAAACTCATAACCGCCCATGAGCGATACCAATACCTTGTGGGCGAAATCGGCATCGCACGCCGTGAATATCTCTATGAGCTCTCCTACTGGGAGATCGTGCTGATAGTACGTGGCTACAGCCGCCGCAACCGAGAGATGTGGAGTGCCATACGCTGGCAGACCTACAACCTCATGTGCGTCTCCATGGCCGACATGAAAAAAGCCGGCATCCTCAGTCCCACTGACCTGCTCCGGTTCCCATGGGAAAGCAGCGACATACCGCAGGGAGACATGCCTACAGACGAAGAGATAGAACGTATGCGTCGCATGATGCAGGAAGAGAACGAAGCCCGTGGGGTACAGTAAACCCTCGGGCTTTTCTCTCTCAATTACAGTAGATTACTATACCCATTTCTTATGTTCGGACTTGACGTGAACGAAGTAGCCGTGGTAGAGCAGAGTCAGCTGCTGGAAAGACTCCTCTCCACCAACCCCAAGACCCAGAAGGCCTTGCAGGAACTCATACGCCAAGTCATACTCGAGGCCCGTGCCCAGGTTGTCGGCAGCATCAGCTTTGATAACGGAGATCCCCGTCAGGCACGCCGTGCTGTACGCACTACTGTCTACAAGAAGATCCTGGGTGCCAACATCAATATCTACAACAGCCGTAAAGCACACGGACGGACCAGCTATGAGCCGCCCCGTAAGGGCAGCACAGGACGTGGAGGCAACCGCCGGTCCCGCAGCATGAACACCCAGCGCATTATGTCCTATGATGCAAATGACCGTGGCTTCATACTGCGTTTTGTCAACTCCGGCACCAATGGGCGCAATATACAGTTCACCACCAATGACCGCCGTCATGTTGACAAGTGGAACGCACATCCCAATACCGGCAACCGTGGCCAGATCACGCCGCGTAACTTCTTCCGCCCGGTAGGTGAGCGTGCCCTGGTACAGGCCACTGATCATCTGGCCAACCTCATAGATACCGAGCTGGAGAAAATGTTGAACAAGAAATAAACACTATATGGCAGATTCAATACTTAAACTCAAGGTCGACAGTCAGGAATACGACTCCAAGCTCAAGCGGGCCACCGAAGGTCTGCAACGCTACGTCGATGGTTGTCACAAAGTCGGTGGCACCCTCGCAGTCGTAGAGGATGAGACCCTCCAGTTCGTCCAGGCACTGGGTGAGATGGACACCGTGGCCAAAGGTGGCCAGCAGTCGCTCAAGGAGATGACCCGCTCACTCACCGACCTTACCATCCAGTACCGCTCACTCACTGACGAGGAGAAAAATAGCCCATTCGGCCAGGCACTTGCCAAAGGCATAGACCAGCTCACTGAACGTGCAGCTGTAGCCAAGGATGCCATGGGTGATGTCAATGCAGCCATCACACGCGCAGCATCTGACACCCGGGCTTTTGACCAGATAGCCGGTGCAACCAGTCTCGTCACCTCCAGCTTCCAGACTCTCCAGGGCACAGCCAAGCTGCTGGGCATAGATCTGGGTGACAACGTAGAGGTCATAGCCAGACTGCAAGCCGCAATGTCAGTCACCATGGGACTCACCCAGATGCAGAACACACTCCAGAAAGAGAGTGCCGTCATGCAAGGTGTGGCTGCTCTTCAGACCAAAGCCAACGCTGCTGCTCAGCTGCTTCTGGCCAAGAACACCGCCGTCGCTACCGCTGCCGGTGAGGCCTTCAACGTAGTGGCACGCATAAACCCCTACGTCCTGATAGCATCAGCGGTCATCGCTGCCGGCACAGCACTCATCGCGTTCACACGTCACTCACAGAAAGCAGCCGAGGCCGAGAAGCAGCAAGCAGAGGAGACTGATCGCCTACGTAAGAAGATGGAGGAGATGCAAAATGCCATAGGCCGTCATGTAGGTGACGTGGAAGCCAAGTACCGCTCCCTCCAGCATGAGTGGAGTCGTCTCACCACCGTAGCCGAAAAGAATGACTTTATCGCAGATCAGGCAAAAGCCTTCAGTGACCTGGGCCTCAACGTCACCACCGTAGTCCAGGCTGAACAGGCACTGGTAGATAAGGCACCGGAGGTCATTGCAGCCCTCAAGGCCGTGGCCACCGCAGAAGCATACTCAGATCTCTACAAACAAGCCATCCAGAAGCGTGCCACCGAGTGGGAGAACCGCGTCCGTGGAGTTGACACCGGTGATGATTACATCCATGAGGCAGTCAACCCCCGTAAGACCTGGAGCGTTATCCCCGAGGAATGGACCGCAGCCGGTCTCCAGCGTGGAGATTATGAGTCGGAGACCATCCAGATGATGAACTCCCAGTCCACACGTTTCCGTCTCACCAAGGAGGGTGTGGATAAGATCAACGCCTACCGTGCCGAGCAAGCTGCCGCCCTCAATCAGAAGTTGGAGAAGCAGTACAATGATGAGGTTCAGTTCTATGAGAATAAATGGACCGAAGCCGAGGATGCTGTCATCGCCGCCCGCACAAAGATACCCGCAAGCATCCTGGGCGAAGGTAACACTAACACCACTCAGATCTTCCCCATGGGCTCGCTGCCCCAGCTCACTCAGCAACTCAAGGACCTCCAGACTGCACAGTCACAGGCTCTCAATCCCCGTCAGTGGGCGCAGTACCAGGAGCAGATCCAGCAGACCCAGTACCAGATAGACGCCTTCAAGGGTAAGTGGCAGGAGGGTCTTCAGGCTATCTTCACCCTCAATGACTCTGAGCTGCTCGACAAAGTACGCCAGGTGCAGGACATCATCGTCGATGAGAAGGCCATGACCGTCACGGTCAACACTGCCGAAGCCTACAACCAGTTACGTGTCCTGACCGGCAACATAGAGAACACCACTGTGCAGTTCCACCTCCAGCCTGATCTCCAGCGTGACTTCCAGCGTGGCCTTAGCATCACCACCAATGCCGGAATGAACGCCTATATCAATCAGCTCAAGCAGCAGATAGACCAGGCAGATCTGGGTTCAGAACTCTACAATAGCCTCACCTCCAAGCTCGCCGATGCCACCATGCTCCAGAACCTGGTCAAAGAGTCTCTGTCTGCCGGACTGGGCACCGCCCTGTTCGATATAGCCAACGAGTCCGGCCAGGACTTCTGGGACCGTGTACTCAGCCCGGAAGGAGTTGAGAACGCCGACTGGCAAGCTATAGCCGATGTCATCAACCAGAAGCGTAAGGAACTGGGCCTGGATGCCATCACTTTGGACTTCAATACCGGCAAGGTATCAACTACAGCTTCAAAGAGCAATGATACCTGGGAGCAGACACAGCAGCTTGTAAGCGGAATGTCCCAGGTCAATAGCGGCCTCCAGCAGATGGGAGTGAAGCTCCCGGAAGGCGTGCAGAAACTTGTGTCAACCACCCAAGGTGTTATTGCCGTGATAAACGGAATACAGACTATCATCTACACTTTCAGCACAACTACTGCCGCCACAGAGACAGCCGCATTGACCACCAACACGTCTACAATGTGGGCTTTGATTGCAGCTCTTAATGCAAATACCGTAGCGCAGACGGCATCTTCAACCGGTGATGCTATTATGACAGGTGTAAAATTTGCCGTCACAGCAGCTACTACTATGGCTCATGGAGGTGTAGTGCCGCGTGCTGCTTGGGGTTATGCAGTACCAGGCAATCACTATTCAGGTGACACAACTCCAATTCTGGCTAATGCCGGTGAGGTTATCCTCAGCAAAGCACAACAAGGAAACCTGGTAAGTCAGCTTCAGGAAAATGGCTCCCTATCAGGCTCACCTGTTCTACCCTATGTCACAGGTCAAACTGTGTTCCTGGGTATCAATAATCACCTCAAGGCTGCTGGTTATGGAGAATTAGTAACAACTAAGATGCTCAGACAAATGGGTATCCGCTAATAAGAAACATTATGGCATGGTTTAATAAATACGGCATACCCTTTGAGTCCAAAGATGGAACCCAGTACATGATCTACATCTTGGTCCAAAGCGATTCTCCCCAGACAGTCACTTATCTGACCGGAGCCGATGAGCCATTTGTAACGTCCGAGAACAAAGATGACGACATCTTTACTCCGATGCGCGGTCAGACCGGCTACATTCGCATCATTGATGATACCCAGGATGGTTCGCTTCTGGCTTCATTGATTCCTCAAAACAATACTGAGAAACTGGTTGTCTTCTGGTCTGGTAGTTGGAACAGCAGCCATACTAACTTTACGCCATCTGCGGTCAAATGGCGTGGCTTTTTATGTGCCGAAGCCTTCACACAACCATGGGATAACGGTGCAAAAATGATAGAGATCCCAGTCATCTCTTTGCTGACGGCCTTACAATATGTATCGCTACAAACGAGTGATGTATCTGGCACTATGCGCTATGCCGGTCTCTTTGTTAAGGCATTTAGTGCATTAGGAGTCAGTCCAAATTATTTGTACCTATGCTCCAATATCGCTTATAATCAATCTCTGACCGTTTTCTACTCTCATTTCTTAGAGTTTAAGATAAATGGCGAGGCCTTATTTGAACAACAAGACAGCAACGACGAAGGTCAGGACTCCTTCTACTGGGTTGGGATGTCTTATTATGATGCCATATCTTCACTACTCAGATTATATGGCCTCATGGCCCGTGAAGTAGGTGGTGACCTATATCTCATCATGTATGATAAGGCCGATAACTATATTCAAAGTCTACGTTTTTCATGGTCTTCCGTACAAACTATTGCATCTGTGGGTCTCGATTTCAGTACTCCGACTATCACAGTGCCTACAGATCAAGCTCTGCTTTCGGTAGTTGAATTTGCCGGAAACAATAACACCGAGGAGTTCATGCAAGGCGCAAGACGTGCAAGTGTAGTTCTGCCGTTAAAGAGCTATAAGGTTCACCTAAATCTTCCTCTCACAACAGAGGACGCATCTACCGTCATAGAAGTAGATGTTACCAATCCCACTGTAGGAGTTCAGCCTCATGGCCCCAGGTCAAACAATATCGAGACATTCACCTATGCGGAATATCTTTTGGAAGGAGACGATCCCCTTGCTCCATCCAATTATCAGGCATGTCTTGATAATAGTGTCCTGGTTTCCACTACCACATGGATAAATCAGCACCTTATTGCCGGAGCATTTCCCGTCAGGTGGTACTTCACAAATAATGGAGAGAATGTAGCCATGCTCAAGAACGGACTGCTACTTAATCAGCGATACCGACGTAACAATGTAGCTGTAAGCAATGGTACTTGCTATCATATCAAAACAGATATAGATTATTCACTACAGGATGGTTATTTGAGGATAAGGTTCAACAATTACAACTTCGACCAGGGCTACATGGGTTCGTCACAATACCCGAATGTGCCTACATCTCCTCATTTTGGACCATGGAGCGGTCTTGTACCATCTCCTGAAGCCATGCACACAGAAATCTACGTCCTCATCCGGTTTGGTGAAGAAGTCTGGAACGCCGATACCGGTCAATGGGAAACCAATCCGGGCATCAACAGTGCTAACTTTATGCCAATAACTTTCGATAACAATGGTGTCATCGAAAGTAACTGGACCGAGGATATGCACGTTTCTGAAAAAGAGGGCTACTTTATACCGTTACCTGAGAAGCACTCCGGCGACATTGAGTTCTATATTGCAGATATTGCTGATTGCATGGAAGGTACGACCTTCAGGTACGTCCATTCTCGCATCATTTCAGACCTGACAATAGACTATCTCCCTCTCATAGACACGGTAGCATCTCAAAGATCTCAGAACTCCTATCGCAAGACCATCCTGGAAGCTGGCTTTGAGTCTGAAAAGACAGTCACTCTCGCTTTAGGAACCAACAACAACAACACGCCGTCTCCTGTCTTTTTGCTCAATGCAGCGGATAAAAAATTTGAGTCAGTGACCTACAATATCACCTCTTCTCAAACCAGATCCGAACGTCCGGAGATAAAACTGCTCAACCGTATTGCTGCTCAATGTCAGACAGTACGTCGGAACTATACAGGTCAGGTTAAGAGTGGCATTGACTTGATTAAACCTTTCAGCTATCTCAGCAAACGATTCTTTGGCATAGATGCAAAGCACAACTGGAGAGACGACATTCAAGAAGTCAAATTTATAGAAGTAACATAATATGGCAATCAACGGCAATAACGTCCTGATCTATCGCAATGGCACAGCCATCGCCGGGACAATTTCAAACGAGATACAGACCGGAGCAGAACTCATTGAGATCAGCTCTCCTACATCCGGTCAGTGGAAGGAATATATTGCTGGCCGAAAGAGCTGGAGTGTCAACGTCTCCTACCTCATTCTGGCTAACAACGGAGTCCGGGACCTTCTCAATGTTGGAAGTTCATACACCCTCAAGATCCGTGGCCGCAACGCCACCGATGCTACAGGTGTAGTAGGCACCGGCATCCTTAAGTCCTGCAAGATAACTGCAACCAAGGGCAATCTGGTTCAGGGCAGCTTTACCTTCCAGGGCACATCATCTCTCACATAACCAAGGCAGATAAGGATAATTCTCATGATTATTAAAAGCCAGGCCATCAGTGATGACAGCCTGGCTTTGCCATTTATAACATCCCAGCCAGACGCTCCGCCTGTTCCTGGACCATTACACCCTGCACCCGGGCGTAGATCTGCGTAGTCTTTATGTTGGTATGCCCCATCATCCTGCTCAGGATCTCAATGGGCACCCCATGCCCCAGGGCAATAGTAGTTGCAAAAGTATGCCGCCCAGTGTGGGTGCTGATATGCTTCTTAATGCCGCACAGCTCGGCCATCGGCATGAGCATACGCCGGTAGTCATCATAGGCCATCACCGGGATGTGGTAGCTGTATCGCTCCAGGATCTCCACTGTCTGGGGAAGCATCACCGTAGTGTATGTCACACTGGTCTTATTCCTGTTGCCCGTCAGTGTGCCATCGGCAGCAGCTGTAAAGTCTGCCGTCATCAGATCCGCATAGCTCAGGCCCGTCCAGATCTGAAGCAGGAACAGGTCGCGCACATGCTGCATGTATAGACTCTGAGTCTGGAGATCCTGGATGCGCCGGACCTCATCCATAGTAAGCACCTCCCTGGGCCTCGACACCCCTTTATTCGTTTTGAACCTTGAGTAAGGATCATGCTCCAGGACTCCGGCCCGGATAGCTCTCCGGATGTAGGCACGCAGCACCTTATGGTAGCCATACACGCTCACCTGCATCATGGGCTTCCCATTCACCTTCCGCTTATGCAAGGTATCATCAATCATCTGGATGGTATCAACGGTCAGCTGGCTGCAATCCGTAACACCCTGCTCCCGGAGGAACTCCAGCACTGTCACATGATGCTTCCTGGTTCCCTCGGCCAACGGTCGCTCCCTCATATCGGCCTCCATCCAGTCAATCCATCCGGTGCCGGTCTTACAACGTCGCACCTTCAGACCGTCCAGCATCGCCCAGCTGAACAGTTGGCCCTTTCGGTTACAGTCATTCACAACTTCAATGATTGCCGCCACCTGGTTGGCCATCATCTCATTTAGTTCCTTTGCCTGTTCATGGCAGACCACCTGGTCACAGGTGAACTGTCCCAGATGCACACGGATGCCGGTGCTCAGGAACTTCCGTTCACCATTCACCAGAACTGATAACTGAACCAGCCCTTTGACTGGTTTCCTACTTGCCACCTTGGTGGCCACATGTTTGCGGTCAAAGACCGGCTTCACAATGATAGTGTTAAGCATAACTGTATCAATTATGCCACAACGTGAACCGGAATACTTACTTGGTATCACGACCGGTATCAAAATGGTATCACAAAACTTGGCAGAATTGCACAGAATTGAACACCAAAGGGCCGTGATTTCAGGGCTTTTTGAACTGTTTGCTGATTTATCTTTCAACATATCAGCGTTTTAGCTCTCATTGCCTTGTGATCCGCTCGGGGTTTTTCGCCCTTTGCAACCTATTCAGCATCAGTTTGTTGCGGCAGACTCTTTCATTTTGGTATCATTTCAGAACGTCACACTGATAGATCCGGCTGCAATTTGAAGTTCAGTTTCGGATCTGTGTTTATAACTTACTGCCAGAACCTTTGACACTCCGGCAATAACAGCGCAAACGGTTCCGGTGGTTTTATTGTAGCCGGAACCTTCGCCCTTAACATTAGCAAATGACATGACCGACAGGAAAGCAAAACTCCAGCTCGTCACCTCACATATAGATGACCACTGGAGCGCAATTCCGGCTTTAGTCAAGTGCTTGCTCACCTCATTGTTCACTTGAATCTCTGTCTGAATAGATATACTATCAGACAAAGCAGACTCTCCATGCACTTTCAATCTCTGGGCACTGGCTGTCAAGCTCATCAACAGTGCCATAAGTGCGACCATCCTTTTCATAGCCTATACATTGGAATAATTATGCAAGTTTTTTCTCTCCTTCCAGCTCTGCAATTTTCATCTTGAGCCGGAGGATCTCCTTTGCCTGATCGATGCAAACCGCTTCAAGTTCTGCATCCTGACCGGAGGCAGCTATCTCCATCAGACCATTGCCTCTCAGCAACCATTCTGCTGACAATAGGGGAAATTTTCCCAGAATTGCCTCTATTGTTTCAAGATCTATTCTGATCCTCCCGGTCAGTTTGTTGCCCAGCGTCTTTTCATTAACCCCTATCTGGGCGGCAAGTGCTTTAATTGTCAATGACTTATCCTTTGAATAAGTCAAAATTCTACTGTTTATGGACTCCATAGTTCAACGTGGCAAACATTAAAAAGTGTTAAAGTCTTAATTTCCGAGTATCAACCTTTAAATTAATATTTATATTTGCCCCAGTCTTAATGGTTAAGCCAAGAAGACTCAGGACGGTCCGACTGCCAAGCCAGTCAGCGATCAAAACCAGCCGCAAAGGTAAGGCATCGGTCCGAATCCTGCAAATCAAGTAAGAAAAAGCAGAGAGCGGCTGCTGAATATAAAACCATAAAGAACAACCGAGTAGCATGGAAGGATCACCGCTCATAGATCCGGAAGTGCTCCTCGGTTGTTTGATTTAGAACTATGACTAAGAAAGCAAACAAGTTTCAGGCAGTTAAGTTTGAACGCAGGGTGATTGATGAGGTTCAGGTGGAACCTTTCTACGGCATTGATCTGGGACTTCCGTCCCATCGTCTCTGGGCCAGCATGAACGTGGGTGCATCATTCGAGGAAGATCCTGGTTACATGATGGACTTTGATACCGCCAACGCCATCAAGTTCAAGGGCAGCTGGCATATTCCCACTCCGGAGGACTTCAAGGAGCTGGTTGACAACTGCAAGAGCGAGTGGACTCTGCGTAACGGTGTTCCCGGTCGCACATTCACCGGTAAAAACGGCAACTCCATCTTCCTTCCCGCTGGTGGCTGGTCCTGGTTTGACAAGGATGATGAGTCTGATTATGGTGCGACGCTCTACTTCCGTGGCGCGAGCGGGGACTACTGGTCTTCGGGGTTCTACTCGGCTTCCGGTGCCTACAGCCTGTACTTCGGTTCCGCGACTGTCAATCCGCAGGACGGCAACGATCGCAGGGACGGCTTTACGGTCCGGGCGGTTCAGTAACTTGTCTCGTCACCCATCACACCGGCCATGGTCGCCCGCCGTCACCCAGACGGCGTGGCATGGCCGACCAAATTCAGAAACAACTAAACAATTAGCAATATGAGAAAGCTCACACAATTCGGAAAGCGCGTGATGGCCACAATGGCTCTCATCATCGCATCAGCAACAGTCATCGGTCTGGGTTTCATGATCCTGGCTGAGAAAGCATCAAAGCTGCACCTCAATCAGCAAGCCTTCAACGTGCTGGCCATCATGGTGGCTCTGCCCATCCTCTGCATGGTCATAGCATCGGCCTATTGTTCCATCCGTGACAGCAAACTGGCATGAGCGATATAGAGCGTCTGGAGCAGAAAGTGGATAAGCTGACCGAGCTGGTACGCCAACTGGTCAGCGACCGCTTCCCACGGTACATCGGTGTGACTGAGGCCGCCCAGATCCTGGGAGTGAGCCGCACCACCATGAGCAACCGCCTCAACTCCAACTACTATTCCTTTGCTTTCAAGGAAAACGGCCACTGGCGCATCCCACTGGCCAAATTGTATCAATTTCAGAAACAGCTATGAAAGGAGAAATGTCACTTTTTATCAAGGACAAAGAGTCTGGACAACTAAAACAGATAGAAGCTGCCAAGCCAGTTTCCCTTCAATTTGATCCAGCCCAAGAAGGTGCCGACATGTCAGTCTATGGTGACCTTAGCTGTAATTGGGAAATACGTCTTACACATAAGTCTTGCCGTCAAATTAAGGCTCTTGCAAAAAATGCTCCCAAGAAACCACGTTTACCCCGCAAACAAAAGAAAAAACTTAAAAAGTTTCTCTTTGCTATGGCACTGCATAGTGCACAAGCGGCATCTCTTGCTTCTGCTTTAGACAAACTTAAAGCCTCCTTGATGAAATATCCTCCTGGTGGCTATGTACCAAAACAATAACCAGCCTCAGCGGAGGCCGGATTACTTACTTGATTTTTATTGATAAAACAAACCCAGGCAAGGTTGGACGTGAGTCCTCAACCGAGCCACCCGGGACGGACAATGCAGTGCATACTTCATAATTGGTTAGTAATTGATTGGCAATTCATACGGTCCGTCCCTCACAGCGGAGTAGCGCAGTGGTAGCGCGTGAGTCTCATGGGCTCAAGGTCGGCAGTTCGATCCTGTCCTCCGCAACTACTTTCCTATGAACTATGAATCAAAATGCAATTAGAGAAGCCTATCGTGCCGGTTACCGCGTCAATGACGACGGTCAGATCCTGAATGCTACCGGTACTCCCCTCCGTCCCTCACAGGATCGGCTGGGATATTTGTTTGTCCGCATCCTGCTGGACGGCAAGCTGCTTTACTTACCCATCCACCGGCTGTGTGCTTACCAGAAGTATGGTGAGCAGCTCTTTACCGCCTACTGTGTCCGCCACCTGGACGGCAACCAGCTTAACAACCGACCGGATAATCTCTGCCTGGGTTCTCACTCCCAGAACATGATGGACCGCCCCTTCCGCACCCGCCGGGCACTGGCACTCAACGCCAGCCAGCATCAACTCAACTATCACTCTGACGAGGAGGTCTCACACATCAAGCAGTTCTACGCTCGCACCGGGTCATACAAGCTGACCATGCAGCACTTTGGACTCACCTCCAAGGGCACTTTGTTTTACATGCTCAATCGCCGCTGATATGAACTGCCCTGACCAGAAATGCTGCGCCAACTGCAACAACGCTTGCCGCCATGAGCTATGGGGCCACATCACCTACAGCTGTAAGCTCAATATCGGATCTATCAACACAGTGCTTCCAGGTCATTGCTGTGATGAGTGGTCTGGTACGCTTCCTAAGATTGACCTGGGACTCACTTATGACATCTGGAGTTGAGCTATGAAACAGGTCACCGTATATTGGAAAATCCCTACCCAACGTGTTCACGCCATTCAGGTGTGTGATCACCTTCCCATCTGCATCTCACTGAACGGAGAGCAATACCTTGAGGTGACCGATGAGCAATACGCTCGCCTCCAGGAATATGAAGCCAAGAACCTCTTGCAGTTCCGCTACAAGAAGCTGGCCATGATCAATGGAATACTACAACCCGTAAAACAATAATGAACTATGACAACAACCGATTTCAAGATCTGGAATGAGTACAACTCAACCAGCGGTCTGGGAAAGACCCTTATCCGGCATCCCTATCTGAGTATCGCACCCAAGGGCAAACTGTCATTCAGTGTGGCAGCAGCAGAGGGCCTCAAGATCACTCAAGACTCACGCACCATCTTCGTAGAAGGTAACGACGGTTCCTTCTTTGTCTGCAAGACCAAGGACTCCGGTCTCATGTTCTGCAAAAAAGACAAGACCAAGCACTCCAAGAACTACCTCCAACTGTCAGCCCCGCTGTTCAGCGAGTATGTAGCCAAGAAGTTCGGCTTTGAGAAGAGAGTTCATGTACGTGTAAGCCTCACACCTGAGACCTTCCCCAAGAAGCAGCAGGATCTTCCGGCTGCTGGGTTCCGACTCTACTTTAACGAGATCAAGAAATGAATGACGAATCCCGGCTGCTGGTAGCAATAGTAGCAGGTGTGTCAGGTGAGACCTTCAATACCATCCTCTCAGGAACTCGCCGCCGTCCCCTGCCCATCTGCCGATACATAGTAGCACGGGAACTCTACAATAGAGGATATTCACTGCCGCGAGCCGGAGCAGAGCTGGGCATAGATCACGCCACAGTGCTGCATGGCATCCGACAACTGGACTCGATGAACACCGGAGGCTATGAGCGGGAACTTGAGATCCTACGTGATTTCACCCGCATCCTGGAATCTGACATCGAAGCCGAAGATTGAGCCGTAGACCGCAAATTTTGCCCCGTATGGCAATATCGCCCTCCGGGTGGATAAACTGACCGCCCAAAAGATAAGGGCACAGCAGGGCTCAAATCTGAGTAGTTCATTGACATCTTTTCATACGGTCCGTAAGGACCACCAAAACCACGGTATGGCAAGCAGCTGGGACAGTAGCCGTAAGGTGAAACAGCCCGTCTGTGTGGGGCCATCTGTGGTGGTAGCAGACTGACGCATCAGGTCAAGGGTGATGCCGTACTCTGGGACGGCGCGGCGCGTGGCACCACAGACAGCCACGGCAGTTTCTCACTCCGCATAAAAGAATCGTCAAGTGCTGCCGGGCTGTAATGCAGCCACCTGTCCGGTGAGGGTCACAAGTCCCTAATGCAGAGTGCAACCCAGTATTTAATCATCAAAACTATACAGCTATGGAATTAGAAGGAAAAATCTACAAAGTGATGGAGCCCATGAGTGGCGTGAGTCAGAAAACCGGAAACGCCTGGATGAGCCAGGAGTTCATATTGCAATACTACTGGTTCCCCAACCAGACCATGCCGTCTTACATGGCTTTCAGTGTCTTTGGCGAGGAACGACTCAAGCAGTTCGACCTCCATGAGAATGACGAGATCAAGATGCGGTTCAACATCGAGGCCCATGAAAGCAATGGTCGCTGGTTCAACCAGGTGCGCTGCACTGCTGTCGATAAAAAGTATGCAGCACAATCATCCAGTTATGAGCCCAAGGGCATACTCGCCCAGAAGGCCGCCGAGGAAGCAGCCAAGGAGGCCGCCGCTCAGGCAAACGCAGCACCCGAACCCGATCCCCTGACAAAAGATTCGAAAGATGATCTCCCATTTTGACCTTAAACACCGGGAACTATGAATGACGAAAATGTAAACCAACCGTCCAATCTGCCCGAGATCCGAGACATACCGGAGTTCCTACAGGGTGACAACTGGTTCCCTGTTCCAACTGACGGCCTCTATCTGGATTTCACCAAGCCCTATGTGCCGCCCCGCTGGACTCTCAGTCACAACGGAGTGCCTTTTGCTAAGGTAGGAGATCTCCATGTGATCCAGGGAAAGTCCGGACACGGCAAGACCGCTCTGATGAGTCAGTTCATGGCGTGCATCCTCAAAGGAGAACTGGGCCACCTGCGCTATGAGCTGCGCGACGTACCCAACCCCGTGGTGCTCTACATAGACACCGAGATGAGTGAGGATGATACCATTGCCGTCAAGAACCGCGTCTGCTGTCTGGCCGGTATAGACCATAAGCAGCCATCTGATCAGTTCAAGGTTGTCAGGCTGCGTGAGACTGTTGATACCGCCGACCGCTGGCGACAGATCCTCAAGGTCATCTATGAGGTCCATCCCACGGTAGTCTTCCTGGACGGCATGTTGGATATTGTCGATGACTACAATGACCAGAAAGAGTGCCAGCCCATCATCCGAAAGTGCATGAAGCTGGTCACTCACTACAACATGTCCATGTGGTGCGTGCTCCATGAGAACCCCACAGCCGAGAAGATGGTAGGAACCCTGGGCTCCGTGCTCCAGCGTAAAGTCACTGAGTGCTTCACGGTTGTCAAGCACAAACATGACAAGAACTATCCTACTATGCCGGACATCTTCTTCCAGGTACAGCAACCCAAAGCCCGTGGCAAGGATCTGGAAGACTGGTGCTTCAAGATTGACAATACTGAGGACTGGGGCCGCCCGGTTGAACTCGATGACAATGGCCGACCCGAGGAACCTGAAGACCGCGAAGCTCGCCTGTTGATCCAGGAAGCACAGGAACGCTTCAGCAAGATCCAATGGAAATCTGCCGGACTGTCAAGAAGTGATGTTGACAATGCCCTGTTGCAACAAGGAGTCAAGTCTAAGGATCGTAAGCAAAAGCTCCTGAACACAGCAATGGAGCATGAGATCATCTATAAGACCGGAAGTAAGGCTCATCCAAAGTATTTCTTCAAGGGTCTCAATCCATCGGACGAAGTTAAGGACCTACCATTTGACGCTCCCGAAAACAACAATGAGTCAGATGCACCGTTCTAAACGCTTTCCCCGCTTAGCCCTGGGTTCCTCCTTCCCCCTCTCCCCTTATAGGGGAGTGGGGAAGGGGAACCACGCGCACACGGGCGACGCGCACATGCGCGTGTATAGCTTTACAGCATATTCACTTAATTTCTGACCTACCAATATGCCAAAGATTGAACAAACAACCATCGACCGCATCCTGGCCGCAGCCCGCATAGAGGATGTAGTGCAAGACTTCATAGAACTCAAGAAATCCCGAGTCCGTTACCTGGGCCTCTGTCCCTTCCATGATGACAATCACCTGGGCAGTTTCGTGGTCTATCCGGCTAAGAACTGCTTTATCTGTTTTGCCTGTAATGCCAAGGGTGGAGTGGTGGACTTCCTTATGATGCACGCCCATCTCTCCTATCCGGATGCTATCCGCTGGCTGGGTCGAAAGTACGGCATCCCGACTGATAACATACCTGTCAACTTCACACCGCCACCGGCACGCCCAGCTCCGCCGCCACTGCCCATGTTGGTGCTGCCCATGAGTATGGTCACCGCCCGTGAGCATACCGGTGGAGATCTGCTGTGCAACTGGCTGCGTGAACTCCCCTGGGACCACCTCCAGCATAACCGCATAGAGACTGTCCTCAAGGCCTATCACGTAGGTCACAGCCAACATGGTCACACCATCTTCTGGCAGATCGACGAACAGCAGCGAGTCCGCACCGGTAAGATGATGATCTACCGCCCGGATGGTCACCGTGATAAGGAATCACGCTGGAACTTTGACTACATCCATGCCACCCTGTTCAGGGCAGATAACCATCCCGAGTGGGATGCCGACAAGCAGGAGCTCAAGCAGACCCTGTTCGGTATGCACCTGCTCAACGCCTATGGTCCTGATGCCGAGGTCCGCATAGTGGAGTCTGAGAAGACAGCCATCATCATGGCCATCGCCTATGGTAACACCAAGCATCAGGTGTGGATGGCATGTGGAGGAGCCGAGAACCTGACAGCTGACCGCCTGGCTCCCATCATCGCCCAGGGCCGCCGCATAATCCTCTATCCGGATCGTGATGCCATTGACCGCTGGAAGCAGAAAGCCGCCGCCCTCAAGTATGACCGCCTGGCCATAGACACAGAGCCGGTCACCCAATGGTGGAAGCCGGTTGATGGTCCAAAGGCCGACATCGCCGATGTGATCCTGCGTCTGTTACATGAGCATAAAGATAATCAGCCGCAGTCTCTTGCCGGAGTCATCGCCCAGAATCCGGTGCTCCAGGATCTGATTGATAAGTTCAACCTAAAACCCGAATAACCATGCCTATAGGAGAACAAGAAAGCCAGGAACGCTTCAAGGTTCTGGCAACCAAGATAAGTCCCGAGATGGCAGAGCTGCTCAACGTCATCTGCAAGTCTATGGGAGTTGACATATACAACCTACTTCAGTGGTTCGTATATACCCTCATCCGGGCCAGCAGCCCTCAGCATGAACTCACACCGGAGATCCGCCGCCTCATGACCATGATGGAGAGTGACCATGGATGGCAACAGGCCTTCAACCTGGTCAACCAAAACCGACTCGACGTGGCACAGACTATCCTCATACTTGAGCAGGAAGGTCGCCGAGGGTTCGGTGCCGTCATGATTGATAAGCCCTGGATGGGACAGGCCCGTCAGACCGAGTGCGTGGATGACATCCTGGAACGTGTGTGCGAGGTGACCATGAAGGGCATCTACCGCCGTCTCCGTCTGCTGGGTGGCAGCATGGGATGTGAGCACCTGAGTGATGTGCTGCTCACCATGATCGAAGACCAGATGCGCCTGGAGCAGGAGGCCGTCGAGTTCTCTGAGATGCAAGGCCCGGATAACATCGCCGACAACGGTCGCGCCTACCAGTACGGTGCCCGCACCAAGACCCGCCAGCACCGCACACCGGACAGCCTGGCCGAGTCGCAGACACGTCTCAACTTCAACAATGACGACCCCGATGGCACACAGTAAGCTCTACATCCAGCTCATGAACAGCCGTGAGTGGCGTGAGCTCCGGGAGGCAAAGATCCGAGCCAACCCACTATGTGAGTGCTGTCAGGCCAAAGGGTACGTGGTGCCCTCCCGCTGCGTCCATCACATAGTGGAGGTCGAGTCTGGCCGCACCGAGCAGGAGTGCCGCGACCTCTGCTTCCAGTGGACCAACCTCCAGGCACTCTGCTATCCATGCCACAAGCAGATACATGAATCACAGCGCACATGGAAAGCAGAGCACCATCAGCAAGTTGCTCAGAACCGCCTCCAAAGGTGGATAGATAAACACACCAAAAAGTAGTAACGTATGCAAAAATGTTGTAACTATGCAGACAGTATGAATGAAGAGTGGAAACCCATAGAAGGAACTAATGAGCTGTATGAGGTCAGTAACACTGGCAAGGTTCGGACATTGCGTCGGAGGCCAAGACTGTTGACCCTCACCAAGCAGCCGAGTGGGTACCTCTATGCCATGGTAGAGATAGACGGTAAGCAATGCAACCGTCGTGTCCATCGATTGGTTGCCCAAGCCTTCATACCAAACCCCGACGGTCTGACTGAGATTAACCACAAGGATGGTAACAAAGAGAACAACCAAGTCACAAACCTTGAATGGTCTACCCGGAGTCACAACATGAAACATGCTGCCGCTGCTGGCCTTTGGACTCCCACCCGATGGAATGAGGAACAGCGCAAGCAGATAGGAGAGCGAGTTCATGCTTACAATCTGGAGCATAAAGGACCTAAGCCACATCAACGCACCTGGGCCGAGTGGATTGCTGAACGCCGCCGACAGGCCGAGGAACGCAGAGCTCTCAAAGCCGTTCAACCCCAACCACCCAGAAAGAAGGGATGGAAATGGAGCGACGAAGCGCGACAGCGAGCCAGCGAAAGGATGAAAGGCAATACAAGGAAACATAAGCCTGAAGATTTAGGAGCGACGGAGATCTAACGACCCCCGCCCTCTTTTTTTATCGACCCCCTCCATCTTCCCAAATCACATTGCCCTCTCAGGAGATGAGAGGGTAAAAATCTGATTTTTCGTTTTTCCCACGTGACACGATACGGATAGATGGGAACGCACTCACGCCACAGTATGCTGTGAGCAACTTAAAACATTGATTACCACTTATAAGATTATTTTCAGTCATGCGTAAGCCAAAGAACCAAACCCCAATGCAGCTGCCGCCCGAACAGCCGGACTGCTGCTTTGAATGTCCGCTCTGTGGACTCATCCCGAAGGACCAGCCCGACCGCCCCAAAGGAAGCAAGGAGACCCACGTCTGTCTGGGAACCTGGGAAGCTCTCTCTGGTCGAGGCATCAAGGTGAGGGCCAGTCAGCGTGACAGCCATCATCCACTGCGCCGCCCGTGTGACACCAAGTGGGATGCCTGGATGAAACTGCCTGAACGCTGCTTCCTGCTTCAGGATATTGTCTACCTCCATTATCGGATGCCGTTTGAGAACGGCCTCCAGTTCAAAATCAAATTTCACAAGTAACTATGGCTAAGAATACAACAGCAGCATCAGCTGCACGCCGCCGCAAGAAGATTCCTTCTACCCTGGGTGGCTATGAGAACCTGTTGATCGAGATGATTGAGAAGCGCACCGGTGCTGCCTTCGATGATTTCCTCACGCCACAGGTCATAACATGTGCTCAATGCTGGATGATGCTTAACAAGGTCCACAAGGATCTGATGAAAGAGACGAGTCTCATCAGCATCACCACCGGCAGCAAGCAACAGCAGAAAGAGGAGGTCAACTCCCTGCTGCCCTACTACCTCAAGTTACAGGCTGAGCTGCGTCTCCAGTTCCAGTCCCTGGGACTCAACTGGAACGCCACTCCCAGCAAGATCAATGAACCTACCAAGAAGGGAGTGGATGAGTCAGATCCTATGACTCAGTTCTACACCAATGCCACCAAACAATAACAACATAATGAACTATGAATGAGAACAAACCTAAGTTAGTAGCTAAGAAGAGACGTGTGCCAGGTCTGCGACTCTTCAAACTGGACACCAAGACCGGCATGGTAACAGATCTCGGTCTGGACCGTTGCCTGGTTGACATCGAGCCCGGCTGTGTGTACCGCCAAGCTCTGAACCGTAAGAACTTCGTCAAGATCCTCCTCCGTGAGGGCATTATCAGTGTAACATCAAAAGAACACACAGATGCCGGTGAAAGCTAAATGTAGACGATGTGAGGCTCTGGACTACGACTACATTGAAGACTGTCCAGATCCCAGACCGGAAGGACAGCATGTGTGCGGCTTGCACGGCTGCGCCCCTGTCGATCCTGACGGTGAGCAACCCAACTTCATCAGAGGAGGAGGCTGCGGCTTCATTGCCAAGGCACAACCCATACAATTACAACTTTTCTAAATCATTAAAGAATATGATTACAACCCAGATTATCCAATGTATTGATCAGGAACTGAGTTACCTGAACAATAGTGGCTTTATAGCCAGAATCTTAAATCGCAATGCCATATTTGAGCTAAAGCTGGTCCGCAAGACAGTCATCAACTTCAAGGATTTGGAGGAACTAAAGGCTCAGGTCCAGAAACCTGTTCAGCCTTCTGAGGCTGAGCTGATGCGAGACACCGCAATTAAGGAAAACGCCATCATGCTTCAATGCATTAGGGATATACGGAAATACTACACAACTAAGAACGGCGAGGTACTACCGGCATATCTTGAGGCCATTATCGGACAGTGTGAGAAAGAAGTCGAGCATGAGCGTACTGACTTTTTTCAAAAACGCCTGGAACTCTTTTCAAAGCGTCTGGCTGAGGTTCAGAAAAATGTTGCAGAACTATGAAGAAGATCATGTTCAATGACCGTTATGGTCTGACACAAGCTGTTTTGGATGGTCGTAAAACAATGACCAGACGCATTATTCCTGGTTGCTACAAGATTCCCCGTCATGAGTTTGAGAAGATAGCCTATACTGATTATGTCCTTAGCAAGTCGCGTTATCAGGTCGGTGATGTTATCGCTATTGCTCAAGCCTACAAGGATGTGTTTCTGCCGGGTTTTACTGATAATCTCCCTTTGGCTGCCGTGAACAATAAGATGTTCGTTAAGGCTGAACTTATGCCTCATCAGATACAGATAACAGACATTCAAGTACAGTGCCTACGTGATATATCTATAGAGGACTGCTTTAAGGAGGGAATCCAGGAATTTGCTTCCTGTTCAGAATGTGGAGGTCTTATTTATACATTGCCAGAACCCAATGATGATAAGTGTTACTTCCATCCTCGCGAAGCGTTTGAAGCCCTAATCAATGGCGTATGTCCAAGGCTTACATGGGAATCCAATCCCTGGGTATTTGTCTATACCTTCAAACTAATACGATAGTGATATATTATGCAGACAGATGAACTTAAAGCACTGAAATCCCAAGCCCTGGAGCGGTTGAGCCGGGAGATCCCTGAGCAGGAAGCTATGCTCACGGAGATAGATCCACGACTCACCGCTTACATGCAGGGCGTAGCCAGCAGCCCGGAAACTCATAACCTCTGGGAGATCCTGGGCTGTCTGCGCTGGCTCCGTCTGGCCCGCATCTACTGCGTCGATGTGGCTGTCATGCACCGCATCTTCCGGATCATCGAGGGCCAGTGGCAAGGAGGCCGCTGGGTAGAGGGTTCCGGAGGTCTTACCTTTGACGGTATGCGAGGCATCACCCATTACAGACTCACCAGCTTCCAGGTGTGGGCTTTCACAGCCCTCTTTGCCCTGTACTGCTGGGTGCCAACTGACCGCCGGGCCGATGATCCGGACCTTCAGCTGGCCGACACCGAGCAGATCAACCCAGATGACGGCCTGGTCTATGACCGCCGCCGCCTCATCACGGACTTCGTATTCTTTAGCCCCCGTAAGGTAGGCAAGACCTGGTTCGCGGCTGTGGTTGATGTGCTGATGTTCATGCTGCTTGGTGACTACAACTGTGAGCTGGCCATGTGCGCCAACAGTCAGGATCAGAGCAAGATCCTCTTCGAGAAATTCAAGGATCTGCTCCGGAACTTAGATCCAAAAGGGAAGCGCATCCGCATGACCGCCACCGAGGTCAACTGGAAACCCTTTCAACCCCGTGCTGCTGATGCCATTGCTTTCAGTGCCGGCGGCCAGAAAAAGGACGGCTTCTTTGCCCAGGTTGTCAACGGTGACGAGTTCGGCAGTGCCGCCTACGTGAAGCAACGCTGTGACATGGCCGATCTGCTCAATGTAATGTGCAGCTCCATGGGTCCCCGCCGTGAGCCCCTGCGCCTCATCACTACCACAGCCGGTCACGCTATCAACGGCCCCTTCCAGAATGAGCTGGAAAACCTCAAGAAACTCTTTGAACAAGAACTCAACTATGAAGTTAGCATCGCATAATAGCTTCAGTTACCTCAAGCCTCGCCGCTGGTGGCTGCGTCCCTTTGGTTGGATGGCACGTTGCCAGCGGATCTGCGTAGCTGAGCAGTATTACCGCTACCAGGCACAGCTCTTTGACCTTCGCATCCGGTTTGACACCAAGACCGGGCAGGTCATCATCGCACATGGCCTAATGGAGTACAGCACGCCCGACGGCTGCATTGACGGCACGCTCACCTACTTGAGCCTCCGGCCCGAGGACATCTATATCCGTGTGGTCCTGGAACTCAAGCATCCCGATGAGCAACAGCAGCAGCTGTTCCGTGAGTTCTGCTCCATGCTGGAGACCGAGTACCCGGATCTGTACTTCTTTGGTGGTAACGACCGCTCAGACTGGAGCGCACAGCATCCGGTCTATCAGTTCAGCACACCCATGCAGGATCTGGACGATAAGTACAGCAGCACCACCACTCTCTTCCCAGGTTGTCTCTGGAGCTGGACCAGATGGTTGGATGACCTTTGTCCCATCATCTACGCCTGGCTTCATAATCACGACAACATACAAGCCGGTACCACCCATGACTGGCTGTTCATTGATTTTGTAGATATTCAGTAATACTTAACACTATGGATAAGAAGACATTTGAACAAGAATGTGCGGAGGGTCGTTTTGAGTTTGATCCTAACCGCAGCTTTGAGGAGCGGTGTGAGATTGTAAGACATACCGCCCTCTCAAGTGACATGACATACGAAGAACGCCTGGCGATGCAGAAGGCTCGCTATGGTCTGTAACAATTACTAAAGTGAGTGATTATGAATATAAAAGTATTAAAGGAACTCCGCAAAACAGCTAAAAAACTATTCTGCATCGAGTATATCATAGATGAATATAGACGGCCCTCTTATGTTGTTACCATAAGCCCAGACTATCCGAGAGCTCGCGCAAAGAACCGAAAGTCTTACTTCAGCTCATTAGATGATGCTCAAGAAGAGTTAAAGAAGCTACGCCGAGACTATATACTTAGAGACCTTGATCTTCTCAAGAGTGCCAAGAGAACCGAGCAGGAACACCTACACGAACTTTAAA